TAGCTCTAATGCTGTGGTATCTATCACCAAAAACCTAAGAGTCGCTTACGCTACACAAGAATGTAACGTTACCTAAATTATACACAGGAGGGTTCTCACGCCCTCCTTTTTTTTATTCACATAAATTCATATGTCCTATCCTACTTATGCTGTGTCCACAGAACTGGATGCTGTAAATCAAATATTAAGCTCAGTGGGACAGGCTCCTGTCACCACACTCAATCTTCAGAACCCTGAAGTTTCAATTGTTTTAAATACTTTAAGAGAAACTAATAAAAACACACAAGCTGAAGGCTGGACGTTTAATATAGAACGTCATTATAAATTATTAGCAGACTCTGTTACTTTTAAAATAGAATATCCTTCTAATGCTTTATCTATAGATACTTATAAATATCAACACTTCGATGACTTCAACCCTGTAAGACGTGGTGGTTTCTTATATGATAGGAATGAACATACATATGAATGGAAAGATGGTGACGACCCACGTGAATTAACATGTGATGTTGTATGGTATTGGGAATTTGCTGATGTACCTCCAGCTATACAAGCATATATAACTGCTAAAGCAGCTAGATTATGTGCTGTAAGAATGGTAGGGGATCCTAATCTATACCAATTACTACAACAAAATGAAATGGAAACTAGAGCAGGTGCTTTAGAATACGAAACACAACAAGGTGACTTCTCTATCTTTGGTTGGAAAGATACTGAGGATTATCACAACAGCTATCAGCCGTTTGCTGCATTACAACGATGAGTACAATTACACAAGACGTACCAAACTTTTTGAATGGTATATCACAACAACCAGATAAAAAAAAGATATCCACTCAAGTAAAAGATGCGATCAATACATACCCTGATTATGCGTTAGGTATGTTGAAGAGACCAGGTGGTAAGTTTGTAAGTAATTTATACAACGCAGAAAATATAAACACAACACTCACTGCTGGTACACATAATGGTGTCACTGATAATAGTAGAACTGTAGGTAGATATAACTCTGTAGCAGCTACCGGAGGATCTGGCTCAGGAGCTACATTCAATGTACATGCACAAGCTGCAGGAGAAGTAGCAAGCTTTACACATAATGGAGTTTCTGATGGAAGCAGAACTGCAGGCACATACTATGTAGCTAACGCTGGTGGTAGCTCTTCTGGTACTGGTGCTGACTTTAAAGTTATAGTAGATTCTGAAGGTAAGCCTGATGTTTATATAGATAATCGTACAGGTAAGACAGGTGGTGCAAGTTATGCAGTTGGAGAAACTATTACAATAGCAGACTCTTCATTAGGAAATGGAGGTGGTGCATCAGTTGTACTTACGGTAGCTACTATCTATACTAAAGGGGTTGAAGTTAAAACTTCCTCTGGAGGTAAGGGTTATGCAGTAGGAGATACCTTGACTATCGCTGACTCTGTAATGGGATCAGGTGGAGGTGCAGCTATTACTGTCACTATTACTGAGGTAGGAACTTACGGTAAATGGTTCTCTATACTTAGAGATGAGAATGAAAAATATGTAGGACAATATGCAGATGATACTTTCCGTATTTGGAGCCTAACAGATGGCGGTATGAGGAAAGTAGATATGGGTGATGATACAGGAGTGCCAGCTGGGTGTAACTATACAAATATGCAGACAGATTTGAAAGCTTATCTTGCTGACATAACTGATACAGCTGATGCAACAACTGAACTGAATTCTAAACAAGCTGCTTTTGCTGAAACCAATGATGGACAAACTGCAACACGTGCAGCCCATTGGGAGACACAGTTTGATTATGATCCCCAACAAGGTACTGTTAAAGAGGAAATAAAATCTGGTGTATATAAATCAGGTGTTAATAATACGTGGACTGTTCTTAAATGGAACGCAGGTGCTGCTACTCCTTATGCTGAAATTAAGAGTATGTCTGATGGTGCTATATCAGGACCAGTACTTACACTAGAACGTGTTAGTGGTGGTACAGGTTATAGCGCAACAACAGCTGCTACAACTTCAAGTGGTTCAGGTACTGGCTTAACGATCACCTATACCGTAACAGGTGGAGTTATTGATCAGCTAGTCACTATCGCAACAGCTGGTGGTACTACTGCTACAACTGGTTATAAGATAGATGAAGTTATAACAGTAACAGGTGGTGGCGGTAATGCCACATTTAAAGTCATAGCTCTAACCTATAAAGCAGGACTAGAGATGACAGATGAACACCCTACACTTGCATCTGAAGGTAAGAGGGTATATGAATTAATAGAAAGTACAGTAGCAGCTAACACAGCAGCTCAATTAACAACAGCCACTAACAATATGGGTACAGCACAGACAGCATATAATAGTGCTGTAACTGCTGAAGCTTCAACTAAGACTGCTTATGATTCAGAAGTAACTAACTGTGTTATACCAGGATTACCTAATGATGGGTACTTACGTGGGGCTAGTGCTGAAGACATAGAACTTCTAACATTGAATGACTATACATATGTACTAAATAAAAAGAAGACGGTTGCCATGAAAGCCATGACAACAGACTCTTTATCAACAGATGCATTCATTGTTATTTATGTAGTTGCTTATAATGCTAAGTATGAAGTAGTAATAAATGGTGTAACAATTAGCTATACAACAGTTGAAGATGCTACAGCAGGTGATGCTGACGTACCTACAGTAGTTGCAAATTTAGTAACTAATATAAACGCTGCTGGTGGAGCAGCTGCAAACTGCGTAGCTACAGCTGTTGGATCAGGTATACATGTAACATTAGTGACATCTATCACTGCTGCTGGTGGACCTCAAGAGAGTGCTATATATGCATTTACAGATAAAGTATCAGATTTAGGTAAGTTACCTGTACAATGTCATGATGGCATGAAAGTAAAAATAGTTAATAGTGAAAGTATATTAGCTGATGATATGTGGGTTAAATTCTCCACATCAGGTACTGCAACAAATGGTGTAGGTGCGTGGGAAGAATCTAATGCACCTGATATTCAATATCAGTTTGATCCATTAACAATGCCACATCAATTAGTACGAATAGCAGATGGTTCGTTTGCTTATAGTGCTATTGAATGGGTATCGAGAGATGTAGGTGATGATATTACTAACCCACTACCTACATTCGTAGGGAGTACGATAAGAAACATGTTCTTCTATAGAAACCGTTTTGGTTTCTTAAGTGGTACGAATGTTGTAATGAGTAAAGCAGCATCATTTTATGATTTCTTTGCTAGCTCTGCACAGGTTGCTGCAGCTGATGATCCTATTGATATATCAGCATCTTCAACTAAGCCTGTATTCTTGAATTATGTTAAGAACGCAAGTGCTGGTCTAGTCTTATTTAGTGATAACGAACAATTCTTACTATCAACTGACTCAGATATATTGAGTCCTGAGACAGCTAAGATTAATACGTTATCTGCTTTCGAATGTGATACAGATATAGCAGCTGTAGATTTAGGATCTTCAATAGGCTTTATATCCAAGTCTCCTTTGTGGACCAGAGTATTTGAAATAGCTAATATTAGTACAACTGATCCTCCTAGCACATTTAATACTACGGGTATTGTACCTGAATTAGTACCTGCTGATATAGATAATATAGCAGCGTCTCCTGGTATGAGTATGCTTTCACTTGGTAATACAGGTACTAGTACGTTATATCAATATCGTTTCTATCAAACTTCTGAAGGAAGAAAGGCTTCTACATGGTATAAATGGGACTTAACAGGTACATTAGTTGATCAATTCTTTGATACTAGTACATTTTATGCAATAGTATCTGACGGTACTAATGTATCAGTTAACTCTATTGACCTTAGACAAGCTAGTGATAACGGATTCTTAACATTATCTACAGGTGAAAAGACAGACGTATGTATGGATATGTATGCAACTAATCCATATAGGATATATCCATCAACTGGTAGCTTAGATGTAACTAGAGTATACCTTCCATTCACACACCATGCTGGTAAAAAACTAGCTGTTGTAGCGTTGGGTGGTTATATTGGTGGTACTATTGGTGCTACTCAAGCTTCTGTTGGTGCTATATTATACCCTACTGTAGAGGGTTCAGCTCCTTCTCAGTATGTAGATATTGCTGGTGATTATAGAGGTAAGAACCTTATTATAGGTTATGTTTATACAATGACAGTAGAGCTTCCTAAGCTATACTACTCTGGTGGTGGTGAAGGTCAGACTAAGAATGATTATACATCAGATTTAATTATACATCGAATTAAAGTATCAACAGGTTTAAGTGGGCCTGTTAAATATAATGTAAATCTAACTGGAATACCAGATAGATCAGAGACAGTAAGTGCTATAATGCCATATACATATACAGCAAATGACGTTGCAATGGCTTCTGAAGGTGTACATGAAGTACCTGTCTACCAACGTAATGAAAACATTTCACTTAGTATCGTAGGTGATACTCCTTTACCAGTAAGTCTATTGGGCATGACTTGGGAAGGTAAATACAACAAGAAATTCTACAGTCGTGTATAAGGAGGTAAACTATGTTTAATGACTTCGGCGTCCCAATGAACGACGCTGAGATGAATATGCTGCCACCAGGTCAGAATAAGCCACATCAAAAGATGATGGCTGAATCTGGTGTAGAGATGAATCTAACATTTCTTGGTGGTGCAATGCTTGCTAGCTCTATAGGCAGTAGCCTATTCGGAGCTTCAAGTAAAAAGCATGCTGCCAAGATGCAAGCAGCTCAAGCACATATATTAAGGCAGCAGCAGATGGCTAACCAAGCTGCTCAAACTGCTTACAAACATACGTTTGACGATGCCATGATTGACATCGAGAATGAACGTACAATGGAGATCTTTGATATTAAGCTTGATAATTATGAAGAACAGATAGAGATAAATAAAAACGCTGCTAACAGTGCTTACTCAGCTGAACAGTTCAAGTTTAATGAGCAGATGGAGCAAGCAGCTTTAAATAGAAATAGAATGTATAAGCAGTTAATGCAAGTACAAGGTGCACAAGCTGCTAAAGGTGGGACTGCTAGTAGATCTAGAGAAAGAGCTGAACTAATCAATTCACTTGGCAATTACGGGGTCGAACAAGCTGAATTTGATAAGACTTTATATAGTGCTAAATCAGCACACAACCAAAGGATAGGAGCAATCTCAGCACAACATGAGAATGCTGATTATACTGCTTGGACACAGATAGCTATTGCACCTCAACTGAAACTACCTGGACAAGGACCTGGACCTGCTTTGATTAATACTGTTGGTCAGATGCCTGTTAGTACTGGTATTGGGTTTGGTGATATAGCTGGAGCTGTTAGTGCTGGAATGTCAGGACTTGCTATGGGTTCATCGATGTTTGGTGCAGGATCTATGGGGTTTGGTAAACTATGACACAATCTAATTTTAAATACGATTCCCGCCAAGCTGGTGAAACACTCTTCCAATCCAAAGCTGAAGGTGGAACCTTTGATAAATATTACTATCGTAGACCGATAGAAAATATCACTAATGCATTAGAAAAGAACAAACAGATTGAAGCCCAAAGTGGTAGGCATACCAGAGATCAAGTTCTTGAGAATATGAAGCTTGAAGCTACACAAGCTGAGATAACTACCATGCATGATATGGAAGTTGAGAGACTTAATCAACAGTATGACATGGAGCAGTGGAGTAAATTCTCCAAAGCTGCTGGTGAGCTTTTCACTATGTGGGGTGAAGCAAGGAAAGAACGGCAACAAGATGAAGCCTATCTAGCACTATCACAATTCAAAACAACAGATCCAACAGGATTTGATGATTATATAAAGAAGGTTGATAAGTTCCATGCTGCAACTGGTGACTTTAATCAGAAATTAAAAGCAGCAGGTTTACAAGCACTTGCAGGTAAAGACTTACACCTGGCTCAAAAGCTTTTATCTTCTAGTCATTGGCACAAGCATACAATACAACAAGCTACATTAACAGAGAGAATAAGTAATGCAAAATATTTTTACAATCAAAGTGTAGAGAAGACACCATGGAGCTTCCCTGAATTAGGCGTTGACAATATGACCTATGGTCAGTGGCAAGCGACTAAGCCAGACATGAAAGAAGATCTGAATAAAAGGATTAATGCTAAGTTTATAGCTGCTAATATTGTAAAAATTAGAAAGGACCATTTTATAAGGCAAGGTATTTCTCCTGAAATGATTGTTACTAAAGTTGACCCAGCTTTAGCAACAATAAGATCAGATGAAGGTTTAGATCAGATACCAAAACAAGAAGAACAAATTAGGAATGAAAATAAAGAAGGTGAAAGACTTGAAGTTAAAACAGCTGTACAAGGTGGTCTTGGCTTAGGTGGGAATTATTCAGCACAGGAAGTATTTAAACTTGTTGACCGAGATTGGAAACAATTTCTAAAGCCAGGCATTACAGAACCAAGTAAAGCTGAGGAAAAAGAAGCAAGAGCTAATTCACTTGCTATTAAACTAGAAATGCTCCTGAATATGCATGGTGAAGGAGAGAAGGGTATAAATACAATTCAATTACATCAATTAGCTAATGGTCAGATTTTCGGTGGTACTGAATCTGGACAACACCGAGGTTTGAAAACAGGAACCTCTAAGGAGTTACAAGAACTAGCACCTGAGGTCTTTAAGAGAGTTGATTTCTGGAACCGTATTCAGCAAGTAGATATGGCTAGGTATGGGATGAAGAAATATAACCAAGAGAATGCTAAGAAAATGGCTGTACAAGCTGTAGTTGATCAGCAAATAGCAAGTGGAAAACCTTTGTCTCAGGTTGAGCATATAGAATTTGCCCGTTCATTAGCTGAAAGAGGTTATGGTAAATTTAGTGATCTTTTTAATGCAATAGAAGAAGCTGTTGATACTGTACATGGAATAAGTGTTGACGGATGGGTTAAAGAATTCGAAGCAGCTAAAGCACGTAAAGGTGGTTTACTTAATAGAGAAGATTTCCCATTAGGTGTACCTGCAGAAGCATTTGAACAAGCTAAAGATTTATTCCACAAAGACCCGAA